GACGCCGAGATCAAGTCAGTCTTGTTTGTCAAGTCGAGCGGATTGAGTACCTGGGCACTTTGTGCTCTTGGACTCAGTCCGTCGATGATCCTTTTCAGCTGAGTGAACTGTTCGATAGCTTTCTTCGTTTCACCACTATCGATTGAGGTTCTCAGCTGATTAGAAAGACTGTTAGCAAGCTGACGCTTTTGAGCATCGAGCGTGCCAGACGAAAGGTTTCGATCCAAAGCACCTTGGAGAGACTTCGTCGTTTCAAGTAGATTGACCCGACTTGTTCCAAAGAGCTGAATCTGTTCCTTGATCTTCTCATTGATATCGGTCAGCGTCTTACGTGCAACTTCACCGTAGTTCTGTTGAGCTTCGGTGACTTGTCGCAACGCAGTCGCTTGTTGTGCAAGGTTGATTTCTTTTTGCAAGTTGGCAAGTTGCTCGCCGAACTGCTTCGAGATTTCTTCCTTGCCGACTCCGAGATTCGCCAGAGTCTGCTGACCCTTCAAACCTCCAACCTCTGCAATGGCTTTCTTGGCCTCATCTTGCAGAGTGCGAAGCTGTTCGATGGCTTTCTGAGGATTGCCAGCGAACTCCTCTGTGAGTGCTCCGTCTTTGACAACCTTTTCGCTGAACTTGCTGGCGTTTTCGAGAAGGTCTTCAATCTGCTTCGCTCGGGCCTTCTCTTTGAAAGCCAACTTGCCTTGTTCAGCTGCTTCCTTCTCCAAGATCGGAACACGATCTTTGAGCAACTTATTGAATCGATCAGCCTCGAAACTGATTCGATTCTGGATATTCTGCTGATCCAGAAGCGGCCGTGTGACACCATTAACTTCGACCGTCTCATCTTGCAGAGTAGTCAGGATACTCCGAATCTCGGAGTTAAGCTGCTCTGCGAGAGTGATGTCGTTTTTGTTGATGGCCTGAACTTGGCGTTGCTGAGTGAAAGCGATTCTAGACTCTGCGAGACTCGTGATCTTCCTGATATAGTCAGCGTAAGCTTTCTGCTTATTGCCTGTAGCAGCAATAAACCGATCACGCTCCAATTCCGCAAGTCTGATATTCTTATTAACGAATTGTTCAGACCGCTCGATTGCGACTTTATCTTGTACTTCACGAATCTTGTCGATCGCATCAGTTGCTTTGTCGTAAGCTCGCTCTGTTTCAGAGACGTTCTTACGGAGAACACTGAGTGTGATCGAGAAAGCATTGCTGAGATTGTCAGAAATCGCCTTGCCAGTCTTTTCGGTGGCCTTCATGGTCTCAGTCATCAATAGCGTTTCGGCATTGATGAGCTTACCGATCTTGCCACGCTGTTCCTGAATGTTCTTGTCAAAACTCTTCAAGATTTCAGCGTTGGCTTTCTCCTGTGCAGCGACTCTTTCTGCTAAAGCTCGCTTCGCAGATTCTACGTTGGCCCGGTCTGCGGCAGACTGCGTCTCCTGCGATTTCTTGATGATTGTGTCAACGACGACGTAACTAGCAGCAAATGCGGCAGCAAATGCACCAGCCTGTCGAAGGGTGCTAAGTGCGTTTACTCCAGCAGGACCGAACAGGTTGAAGATAGCACCAGTAGCCGTAACAGTCTTGCGAAGATCGTTGAACTGTACGATAAGTTTCGCACTGTCAATGAGCAGACTGCTAAGGTTGAAAGCTGTCTTCAAACCGATGGCAGCCGTTCCTAAGACAAGAACTGTCTTAGTTGTTCCTTTAACTACGTTGCTAAGACCACCGAATCGCTCAGTGATCGTAACAACCGTATCAAGGAACTTCTGGCCCACGTCGGTCGTGAAGAACGTCTTGATTCGTTCCAATTCAGATTGGAACTTATCACCACGATTCTTCTGTAGATCGGCGAACTGCCGGTTGACTCTTCCAGCTGAATTGTTGATCTGATCGAGTGCTTTAATGAACTTATCACTGTCGTTCAACAGTGATTGGGCACCACGAAGACCACGAATGTCCGGGAAGAGACCAGCAAGACCGTTTGGCACATCCTTCGAGACTTTACCAAGTTCTCGAATGGTGCCGATAAGAGTCAGTGTGCTGACAGCTTGTTCACCTGTCTGGAAGCCAAGCTGTTGAAGCTTTTCTTTCAGAACGGTAGAAGGCTTGGTCAACTGAACGAACACGTTATTCAACAACGTGATCGCTTCGGCGGAATCGATACCTGTCGGAGTAAGGGTCGCAATAGACGCCAAGACTTCTTCAAGCGAGCTACCAGTCAAACTCGCAAGAGCAGAAGCTCGGCCCATCGTCTTGCCAAGCTCATCAACTTTGACATTACCAATGTCAACAGTTGTAAAGAGTTTGGATGCGATATTCTCAGCTTCACTGGACGATTTCTTAAAACCGTTGATCGCAGAAGACACGACGTTCAAAGCCGTGACACTGTCAGACTCTGTGAGCTTAGCCAACTTCAATGAAGCGGTAAGTACATCAAAGTCTTTAGTGGACTGAATGACCTGGCTTGACAAGCCTTCGTATGCTGCCGTAGCAACGTCTACGATTGGCAGGCCAAGATCGTCTGAGACTTTGCGAATCTCAGTGGACCACTGGCTGAACGAGACACCCGAGCCCTCTGCCAGCGTTTGAATCAGGCCGATCTTCTTTTCAAATTCGGCAGCTCGATCAGTAGCTTCGCCAAATCCTTGAAAAATCAGCGAGAGTCCGCGATAGATCAGCGTTGCCGCACCGATGTTCTTCAAACGATCGAATGCGTCACCGGCACCATTCAAAGAGCCTTTCAGGCGTTCTGCGGCCTGTTGAGCCTGAACTAACCCAAAAGAGATTGTAGGTTGCGGGCTCGGAGTGAATAGCCCACCAAGAGCAGCGTTGCCGCGGGCAACCGAGACGTTCGTCGCGAGTTGTTTTGCATTAGCTGCTTTGATGGCTGCTTGTAGAGGGTTGCCCTTGAGACCGAACTGTGCAGCAAGTTGGTCTTTGTTCTGACGGTTAAGGACAATTGGCTGGAAAGCGGCTTGTGCATTTCTTGTAGCAGCAAGTAGAGCTTTCTGTGTTTCAACGAATCTGAGTTGTTTCTCAGTAGCTTGCTGGACAGTTACACTGTAGTTCTGAATGCCCTTCTTAGTCTGGTTAACGGTCGTCGTGACTGCTTGGCCCGCAGAGTTAATCTGGGTGAATGCAGACGTGACGCTCTTACCAGCTTTAGTGGCAATAGCGAATTCTTTGGTCAAGAATCCCAAAGATTGAGCGTTGGCCTTATACGTCGTTGAAAGCTTATCAACAGCCTTGACAGCCTTGTCAGTGTCAACAACGTATTTCGTTACTTGTGGCCTAGCCAATTGTATACTCCCGGCTTCGAGTCACCTTGGCGATTAGGTCGAGGCGAGCCTCGAAGTATTTGTCCACATACTCGTCATACGCTTTTCCTGCCTTATCAAAAGCGTGATACGGGCCAGGGTGTTTCAAATGGAAAGGCGGGTCCATATTGTACTGGTCATTGTCGGCCAAGTACTCAACACTATGGATGAATTCAAAGCTGTAAGAGTTGCCAGTTCTTGAAAAGTTGAATGTTGAACGATTTGCACCAACGTCGGGACCAAAACCGTTTCGCTTCTTAATCGGTGAGATTGGCACAGCTACTCGAAGGAGGCGTCCCACTGGTAGGAACACCCCCTTCGACGTACCTGTCCAGACCGGAATAGTTCCTTCTTCGATGAGGACGCGGAGCCATGCTCGAACGGCCTGCCGTAGCTGAATATTGACTTCTGCTTCAAGGTACTTAGTGTACCTATTCACGTCAATATTAAGAGCCACATATGAGATTTTGCCATTGAGCATTGTTCTCTGCCTCTTCTAGAAGGCGAATGCCCTCATACTCTAGGAGAGCGATCTGGGTCCATTTGTCCATGTCTTCCCAATGGTCTTCGACCCCAGGCGGTCTTACTCCGAAGCGCTCACAGGCTCTCCAGACGATATATCGTCCGCTTCGGTATTTTGGGAGGATGATTGGAGTAGAGGTGCCTGGCGAGAAGCTAAAAAACTATTTCTAGCCTCTTCCATCTTCTCTTCGCTGAGACTGTTGACCTCAAGAATCGTGTTAATGATCCTGAGACGTTCAAACTCAGCGAATCCTGCTTCGATGAGTTCAATCTCGAAGAGTCGCCAGGTGTTGGGATCTTCGCGATCGATCCTGTCCCACTCTACCGGAGTACGCTCGTCTTCGGGATGCTCAGCAGGACAATAGAGACTGTTGAAGTAGAGCCACAACGTGTAAAGCTCGTTGTGTCTTGCTTTTTGTTTCTTATAGTTGGCGTTGTCGATGTCTGGAACCTTAGCTCCGCCCCGCTTGACCATCCACGGCGGAGTAGGTTCTGGGCATCGTTTCTGGAATTCGTCCATATCTAGGACAGCGACGATTTCCAGCTTGATGTCTTCTATGTCTTCACCTCTAGGAAATACTAAAATCTTAGAGGCTGGGCCTTCGATCTTCTTACCTTTGAGACGCATTAGTCTTGTCTCTGAACTTTCTTCTGTACATGATTGCAAATTCCTTTGCAATCGACCGTTGAATTCCGCATATCTCCGTTGAGTTCAGTGAAGTTGAAATCAGCGAAGAGATACTGTTCCGATTGCGTGCAATTCGGGATTATACGGACAATTTGAATGTGAACAGAAAATGGAGCTTTGGTGTCAAGGTCGCCAGTTACAGGATTGCTGGCCGTCGAAACCCATCCACTGTAGTCGCCTTTCAAGGCTTCCTCAATAGAGGGCAATTCTGAGCCAGAACTCTTCAAGAGTTCCCAATAGAATTGGAACGAGACCTCAGTAGGTTCCTGTTCGCCTTCTCGGATTCTTGCAAGATGGCCACGATCTTTGTCGGTCTCAATGTTTCGCTTTTCATTGTAGGTGAGGTTGCCCTCACCTACAACAACCTCGACCCAATTGGTTGCTCTATCGCGGATATAGATTGTGCAATCTTTTAGGTCGAGGACCGGCATGTTAGGCTACTCCACGCTGATTTTCGGCAGTCTTGATGTTACAGTTGCCCTTGCACTCAATCGTGCCGTTCTTCGCGGAGTGATTGAGTTCCTCCCAACGGAACTTTTTGAGGTAAGTAACCTCATTTTCCTTGTCGGCACAGGGAGGGTTCTTGATGACGACGATATCGACCGAGAACGGAGCACAAGGGTCGTCCTGGTCGCTCGTGACCCAATTAGCCGCCTGGCCTTCCTGCTTGAGAGCTTCCTCAAACGAGATAGGTTCACCGTCGGTGACGCTACTCTTGAGATTCTCCCAATAGCACGAGAACGAAACTTCAACCGGGGTTTCATCACCGTTTCGGACGGTGTAAATCTTGCCCTTGTTGAGCTTGTATTCTCGGTTCTTCTTCTCATTGTAGGTGAGGTCGCCTTCACCCATAACGAGTTCGATTTGATTCGGGAGGAACGTGATGACGGCGTTGTCAGCCACCGTTCCTTCAAGATCGGGAGTGAACGTGATACTGGTCGTGTTGCCAGTGGTTTCGCTGTGAGCGGTGACGACGTGTTCGAGATCGTCGCCAGCTACCGTGAATCGAGACCACTTGTGGATGATACCAACGATACCGTCCACGACCATCGTATCATCACCAGAGACATAGCCTCCGGTGTTATTGACAGCACCTGTGTCGCTGAAACCGTCGCGAACGAGAATGCTGGCATCTTTCAGGTCAATTACCGCCATGAAACTCTCCTAGATTCTTCGCTTCATGTGATAATGGCCTTCAATACTCCCCTGCTTGAGTGGAGTATTTGGGCCAATCTGTCCGAAGGTACTGACCATCAGCTTTTCACCATTTTTGGTTTGAAGCTGTAGATATCCCACAATACTTTGATCGTCTTGTGGTTGATCCCCGTATCGTTTGACAGGAATACACGATGTGAAGGCTACACCGAATCTTCCTTGCAAGTCCTGGATGCGATACGCGTAGTTGTCTTCTACGGCAGCACACAACAAGACGTTGATTTCAAACGTACAGTTTTCTTCACCAGCCGTACCGCCAGTTTCATAAGGGCCGTCACAACGAAGTTCGGCCCAATACACTCGGGTAGCGTCAGGTTTTCTGGGTCCAGTTCCCTCAAAGTGAAGGAAACAATCGCCTTTATAGCCGTCGAAGTGCTTGTTGATCGACGCGTGGACCCATCTTACAAGATTAGGTTCCTTCAAGTTCGCTCTCCACTCTCGTAGAGTTACCGATGGTCAGAGCAACCTGACGCAGCGGTTTCTGGCCTTGAATTTGCCTAACCTTTAAGATCAGGGCACCTTCCTCTTCGTTCTTCTGCATCGTTACGACGTTGTATCGTATGTCAGCATATACAACGTAAGAGGATTCATTTACTTGGAATGCACCAAGATCCTTATTGGTGATACATACGATCCTGTCTCGGAGCTGATAGAACCCGCCTTGAGCGAAGTTGCTGTTAGCTCGAATGTATTGGATCGAGTATGTAAAATTGGTATCTTCCTTGTAATCGAAAACCAAGGCCCTACGTACATAGAGCCTTAGCTTCGTTTCTTCCGTTCGGCCCGTTTCGACATTGAATGTTTCAGAGTCTACGGTGAAAAGTTCAATCGGTACTCCGTAATCACGTTGTACCGTGTAGATTGCGTTACGGAGATGTCGCCTTAGTGGTGTCATTTGGCCTCCGCATCACAGTCTCTATACTTAGCCGTAGGTCTTTGAAACCGTCAATGAGTTCTTTCCTAGAATCCAGGTTTGAATCTAGAAGAATTTGAAGTTGAGCCTGGAAGTGCAGTCGAGTGTCTGACTCGCGACGACTAATCTCGGCAATGGACTCGCGGTGCTGATGCGTCAAATCTTTGACAGTTTCCTGAAAGGTCTCTGTCATTTCCTTGACGCCTTCTGCTTGCTTATCCTGCTGTCTTTGGAACAGCATGACGACAGCAATGACAGCTACCGCCGCAGTTGCGTCCGGCAGAAACTTGAAAAGCTCTACCGGGACAGCTTGAGCAAGTAACGTGAACAGCACTGTCTAAGCCCTCAATGGGGCGGGCCGTTAAGACCCGCCCCACTCTGCGAGATTAGTTATACATCACCGCACCAAGATCGGTGTCAAGAACCTTGACACCGAACAGGCCGTCGAGCGTCACCAAGTGACCCTGCTTGTTGCCGTCATAGGTGATGACGACACGCATGGACATGTTGTTGACGCTGATGACTTCGGACAGGGCACCCGTCCCGGTCTTGGGCTTGGCGAGCGGCCGGCTGACGAGTGTCAACGCATTCCGGTGGAACGCGAAGTTGTAACCGCCGTGCGGCCCAAGGTTAACCGTGTCGCCGCTGGTGACGGTCGCTTCAAGCGGGCGGTCAAGCCAGATCGAAGTCGAGCTGTCAACGCGAACGATGGCATACTTGGTGAGGCTCGAACCGAACGAAACCATCTGGCCAACCTGCGGGGTGTTACCCGAGAAGGCGGTGATGGTGAGGGCCTTCTGATGACCAGTGTTGGTGTTCGAGTCGTAGGTGTAGGTCGCGTTCATCGTGCTCTTGGGATAGAGCGTGAGGACCGCGTTGTCTACAACCGCACGCTTGAGACCAGGGCTGCACACGATGGCGGTCGGGGTCGCACCACCAGTCGTCGAAACGACCTGCTGCGGGGTGTTGTCACCAGCGACGGTGAAGAACGTACCCGCGGTGATCGCAGCCGACAGGCCATCAACAGTGAGGTTGGTCGTCCCAATGGGATAACCAGACGCGTTGTTGATGGCACCAGTCACCAGGCTGTTCTGCTGGTTGATGTACGGCATGTTCTGCGACATGGCGAAGTTGAAACCCAACTTCGGCCGCAGCATACCGGACGCCAGCGTCGAGCCACCGTCACCAACACTCTGGGCGTCCGTGAACTGCTGGATGTCCAGCAGGGTCGCGTCGGCCGAAGTGTTGAGGATCATGTTACGACCGGCGGTGTACGCCTTGTTGTCGTTCATGACCTTACGGGTTTCGAGCAGGTAGCTCTTGCCGTTCGTCTCGTCCATCTGGGCGAGTCGGCCACCGCTGTTGTTGAGGAACTGATACGCCTGGAGACACAGAACCGAGTCAAGGAACTCGGCCTGCGAGATCATGGCGGGTTCCATGAACAGCGAGGTCAGATCCTGGAACGAAAGCGACTCTTCGCCGTCTCGAATCAGGAAGCTGACGTGAACATTCTGGTTCAGGCGAACCGGGACGTTCGTGGTGGTCGCGTTCTGGACGGTCACATCGTCGTTGAACGTCTTACGAATGGTGCTGAACTCAGCGGCCTGACGGGTGTTAACCGTATCACCGGCCTGCTGAACCATCGGCGAGAAGTCCTGGTGGACTCGCGGCGCCATCGTGAGATTATCAATCAGGATCGCGATAGATTCGCGAGCCCAATGCTTCACATTCAGCGAATCAACGTCGTTAGCACGGCTGACGAGATAGCCGTTCTTGACCGCACGCCGGGAGTAGTTCTTCGTGAAGGTCGAGCCACTCTTCGAGATTACGGTGAGCATTAGCTTCCCTTGATTCTCTTCTTGCGATAAGCGATGTACTCTTCGGGAGTCATGTCGCCAGGATCGCGTTCGCCATTTTTACGACCGGGCGAGTTGAACCCACCCAGCCCACCATTAGTGCCCGAGTCAAACAAGTTCGCGTGCGATTCGGACTCCGCCATTCGATCGATCGCCTCGGTAATCGAAAGATCGAGTGTGATGGGCTGACCATCCTTGTCCTTGTCATTCCACTTCACCCGGGTATCAAAGCTCCCGGTCGGCGTAGGCCGGCAGGTAGGCAATGGGCTCCACCGCCTCCAC